GCTTGCTAGATCGCTCACTACTCCAGATTCCACCACGGCTAATGCAGTGACCACAAACACAGAAAGGAAAGTGTCTACTGAGCTGATGAGATAACGAAGGACGGTTTTTTTCATGTTACTTGATTAGTTTGTAAAAGTTTTAATTCTTGTTGTTTTGCCAACCAGTCCACTTCTGCTATAAATATCTCTCTCATAACTAAACCTCGAAATATTGCCGCTGTCGAGCGAATAAATTCCTCTTGTTCTAAGTCTGGTCGCACCATCTTCGCCGCTTGATACCCAAGCAGTTGCATGTGATTGGTGAGTTTCAGAAACTTAGCGTAATCAAATTCATCGTCCATAATTACATTTTTTCAAACAATGCGTAGCCACAAAATTTGTACTTGTCTGGCATGTCTTCATGTTCTCCTCCACCAAGAGGGTCAATTACATTCAGCTTGCCGTCCTTAACCTCGTTGAGGTACACCCAGTGCGCTCCTTGCTTCCCAAACGCGTCTACATTCAAAATAACGGCCTTGGAAGGGTCGTTGGCATATTCAGTGACTTTCGCCATGTCAGCTCCATATCCTCGCCAAACAAACTTCATTCCTTTGAATTTGGTTTGCGTCCAGATAATCCTTCCTTCTGAATCGAATTTCCAGAACTTTGCTGCGTCATCAGGGCGTGCCGTGTAGCCCCTAAGCTTATGCAAAGCCATGCAAAGACTAGAGATCGTACACCCAAAATCCTTCAGTTTGTACTTCGTCTTTCCGATTGGTACATTTTTCCAACGCACATCCAATTGGCTAACTGGAGTGATTGTGATTTCTCTTTTACAAGTTGGACAGATCATAGCGAGGGGTTATGTTGATAAAATGAGTATAGTTTGTGGATAGTTATAGGTCGAGGTCTAAATCCAAATCAAGATCCAAGTCCAAGTCTAGGTCTAACTCAAGATCTAAATCTTCAGCTACTCCTTCAAGGTCGCCGTTTTCCTTCATCTTTTTTTCAGTTTTATCTCTACCTTTTCCAAACCACCAATAGTAAAATTTACCAGCAAAAGGTACGCTCGCTGGCGTTTCATAATTTTGTTCGATCACTGCATCCAAACCATCTTCTTCGGCGGCTTTATAAATTGCCGCAACATCTTTTCCGACGGCATCAAGAAATTTAAATGGAGGAAGAATTGTTTTTACGGCTGCGCTAAAAACTCCAGATTGTCGAGCTTCATAGATTGTGAACTTGCTAAATCCAGCCAACCTTAAAATATTATCTACCACACGGTCTTTTAACGGAGTCTCTCTTCCTAACATCCAATCTTTTATTTCGTCCGCAGTGGCATTCATTAACACAAGAACTGCCGCAAGTTTCACCATTCTGGCTAAACCACTCGCTGGATTCACCTTCATTTCTGCAATAATTTCGTTTCGATAAATATCAAACTGCTTTAATGTGTAGGACTTGAGCATGTAGAATATTCTGCCATTACCTCCAGTCAAATATTTCTCTGGCATCTCGGATAAAACAAGGGGTTGAGCATTGGCAAGTTCGTTGAACGCCAAGAGCTTAACATCTTCTGTCACCTTCCCTTCTCGCAAATCCTCTATCACTTGGGCCGAATCTTCATCAAACACCTCTTCAATTCTTTTCTTGAAATCAGGACTCGGATTCTTAGCTTGCTGCATATATTTATCAATCACCGAATTAACAAAAGTCTCTTTACCAATTTGGTCTAATTTTTGTAAGCCAATATATTTGAAAACTGTTGATACGGCCTGACTAGATTTGCTAGATTCTGAAAACTCTGCCGCTATCTGGTCAATACCCAAATCTTCGCGTGTGATATTTGATTTGCCCATCAAAGCCTTGACGACATTTTTACCCGTTTTAATTGCCCCAGCTCGATACAAGCTCAAGGCCAAATCGCCAATTTGCGTCACCGCTGAAGTGAAGCTCCCCATGGTGTCTATGTAGGCTAAGTTTTTATAAAGTTGCACTATGCCGCGTGTACCAACTTCGTTAAAGCGTGCCTGTAAAATTTCTCTCAATTCAATTTCTTGGGAAGGGGTGATTTTGCCATCTGCCAACAATCCTAAAGTATACGCACCAATACTATCAGATATGTTTTCGGAATCTTTGCTTGACGGTTTACCAAAGAATTTCCTAGCTTCTATGGCAGAATTCACGCTGTTGATGTATTTAACCAAAGCGCTATCAGAATTTTCATAGAACTGGTTCAGCTCTGCGTCAATATGGTCAATCGTACGATCTTTCATATTACTCGTTTCTGAAAGAGTGATTTTATTTTTCCCGTATCCTCTAATCATCATGTTAATCAATTCGGCTTTCTCATTTGCGTCTAAATACCTGCCCAAGTTCATCTCTTTATCCTTTATCGCCTGATCGATCACACTCCATACTTGATCGTCCTGATTGAAATAATTAAGCAACCCTGAGGAGTCCTTCACCACACGGGGAAAGTAGCCCTCCAAATAACCAATATCATAATCCACTGCTTTACCTTTTTTATACAAACCATCCAAAACCTCTCTAGCTGCTTCCAATTCTTTGCCAAGGTCGTATTTTTTACTAATCTCTGCAATCTTTGCCGTATCGCGATTCTTCCTTGCTAAATCAAAGTCGGCCTGATCCTCTTTACTCATCTTCTTAGTTTTCTCCAACAACGGCTTAACCTTCGTTAAATCTTTTTGGGTAGATTTCAGCACATCAAATTCGAACTTTCTCATTTTACGCTTTAACTCTGGAGCTATATTTTTCAAACGAGTTGAAATTGGCGCAAGGATTCGACTCGCAAATTTATCCAGATCAGCCTTTAGATCCTTCTTGACACTCGGCTTCGTCAATCTATTTGCGTTATATGTAGATTGTGGTGTAGCTTGTGTATATGAATCATCTGCCTCGTCACGCAAAAGAGATTTTTGATCTGAAACAGAAGGTGAATAGCTTAGAAGAGAAGCGTCAGAATCTTCTTGCTCTACTTTTTTTGGCTGTACTTGTGATTGGTTTGTTGGGCTTTTCTCTGTAGCTTCGGCATCTCTTGACATTTCCATAACTCTTTGAACATCAACTTCAGCCTTGAACTGGCCTAATTCTTCTCTTTTTTGCTTGTCATATTTACGAGCTTCTAAAAGATTTTTGTACATAGTCTGTTGATCGTCAGTCAGACCCTTACTCTTCTTTATCTCTTGAACCTGCTGAATCATTCTTTTTCTGTTGAGAGCAGGCACATTATTGGATATGACTTGTGGCGATTCTTGTTTATAAAAATCTTTGTTATTTCTGAAATCTTCGCCATATTTTTGTACAATCTCTTCCCGACTACTCCCTTCATCTCTTGCGCTCAACCCTTCTGGACTAATTTTCTTCTCTCCCCCAAGATAAGCCAACCCATCTGTTTTGAGAGGTGTGGTTGGTAGCTTCTGGTTAGCTTCGTTCCATATGTCGGTTAGTTGGGATTTGGTTTTGACTTTATCTGGGTTAAGAACTATTGTATTGTCTACGGCTCCTTTTCCAAAACCACCCTTGTCTATATTCAGTTTTACAACATCAACACCCTGTTTTTTGAAGAAGTCAGTTGATATTTTTTGTGCCTTTTGATTAGCTTCATTGACTTTTAACTTCCATTCTTCTAATAACTTAGCTGATTTTGCTTTTAGATTTGACAAGTCTCCAGAGTTTAATAATTCTTCGTGTAAAGTATTATATTTTCTGTCTATTTTTCCAATCTCAGCGTGAGCATTATTGAACTCTTGGCTATTGTCCGATAGATATTTAACCAGAGATTCCCTGTCGTTGAATGATTTAACTTTTGCACTTTTATCTATCACTACCTCCAGTTGTGCTCCCTTTCCGTGTATGCCAATTTCATTGGCAGTAGATTTTGTGCTTACTCCAGTTGGTAGATAATCATTAACGGCACTTTTTCTGGTATCAAACCTGAATCCGTCTTTATTTATACTGGCGACATTGTCTGGGAATGTTTGGTGGTATCTTATATCTCCCTGTGCCTTCACAAACTCCTCCGCACTCTTATACTTGCGGGCTTCATTTATTAGAGAGTTTTCAGTAGTTCCCTTGTTAGCTTTATTCCAGATGTCAATTAGTTGGGATTTGGTTTTGATTTTAACAGGTTTTATTCCGCCAATGTCAGCGTTGTTTCCTTTTAAGTGTAATTCCCCACGATAAACATCATCAAATTTAACTTTATTTGGGTCAACATTAAAAGCCAATACCACGTCTTTATCTTTTCCAATTCCGCCGTATCCTTTTTTATTAGTCGTAAAATAAATATTTCCGTCCTCTGTTTTTGATCCTAATATACCAGATTGTTTTATTTTTTCAGCTCCTTCTTTTGTTGTTGAGTGGTATATCGTAATTGTTCCGTCTGGATTTGTTGGTAAATATTCTGCTGTGTATGGGTCTTGTAATTTTGTGCCAATTTTATCTCTGACTTCTACTCCTGTTCTTGTCTCCTGTGCCTTCACAAACTCCTCCGCACTCTTATACTTCTTAGCTTCTTTTAAAGCTGTTGCTATCATACCCTTATCTGTTGATAAGTCATTTGACTTTAAAGGTATTTTAGTAGATGCTTTAGGCATAGATGCCTTTTTTACTAATTTTCCTTTTAATAGTTGCAGTGATGGCTTTTCGGGAATAATACCTCCGACTTGTCCAGTAAATTCCATATTTGCTCCTTTAGGTGCAACTGGAATTATGCTCCCTGAACCTCTACTTGAAACGGTAGAGCCTTTTGGTGCTTCAAGACGAAGTAGTTTTGTTTCACCTAACTTAGGTTTGATTGGAAGTGCCTTTTCAGATTTTGAAAGATACTGAGCTATTTTTGATTGAATACCTGGATCTGAGAAAAATTTCTTAGTTATTAGTCCCCCAACAGATGTAGGATCCCCGCCTGATAACATAATCCAGTCTGTAAGATTCATTCCATCAAGTCCTGATTTTCCAATTAATTGATTTCCTAATTTATCTGAAATAAATCTAGCGAGCTGTGTTTGTTTATTCATTTCACGTATATTTTCAAAACCAAGCATATCGGCTTGTTTTACCTGCCAATCACGTAGTCTATTATCAAGATTAGTAGCAAGCTCAACAGCATCAGCATTATTTAGTTTGTTATATGCAAGTTTAACATTTCTTTCATATAATCTTTTTATTTCGTTTATCTCTGACATATCCAATCCTTCAGTATTCAACTTATTTCTTAATTGTGTAATACGTCCAGCTTCTGGCGATTGAACACGAGTCATTCTATCTTCAAGAGGTATAATTACGTCACTAATTTCTTTGGTTTTATATGTTCCAGGTAATTTCTCAAGAGCATTATCTACATCAATTTTTGATTGTGCAAATTTTGAAACTTCATTCTTTACAATTTCATCTGGTCTACCAAAATTTCCAGTTTCTTCTAAATATTTACCATGGCTTTTTCCTGCTAATTGTTCAAACTTTCTAGCATCTGAAGGATTTAATCTTGCAACACGATTCATTATTGTTTCAGAATCTGGTGTTATTTTTCGTAAAGCACTAGGTAATTTAGATGCACCACCAATTAATCCTCCTCCTAATACACCAACACCAGTACCTATTGCAGTATCTTTCACTATATTTCCTAGACCTTCTTTAACAGTTTTAGCATTATCTACAGCATTTTGTGCAGATGATCCAAAAGCTCCTAAACCACCAGCAAGAGCTTCTTGACCTGCAAATTTTAATAATGCTTGTTTTCCTAGATTAGGTAATGCTCCACCACCTACAGCATATGATGCTGCTTCTGCACCTGTAGCTGCTACTCCTAGTGTTCCTTTGGCTGCTTGACCAAAAGCACGACCTACGTTTTGTCCTACTGATTTGTTAGGGTCAATAAATGTTCCTTGATCAATCTTTTGGATTGTTTTTCCTCCTGGAGAATATACATCTCCTAAATAGTCTGATTTTATAGGACGGTATACATCTTCTTCACCAGCGAGTGCCCTTGAAGCTGGTACAATAGTAGATGCAATAGTACTAGCAAGTTTTAATGGTGCACGCAATACCTTACCCCCAAATGTAGGTTCTGCTCTATCTTCACGAACAGATACAGGAAGTCCTTGTGAAATACGTTCTTGTTTTTGTTGTTCAATGGCGTCAGTTTTGATTTGTTTTGTATCAGAAACTCTTTTTATATCATCAATACTTACTGCTCTTAATTTAGAATACTTTTGCGACTGTACTGGCTGAGATTGTTGTGTAGCATTAACAGGCGTAGCTGGTACACTTTTGATTGCACTTATTTCCTCTTGTGTTGCTTTTCTTAATGCCATAAATTTAATATGTTATTACGTTTGCACCATCTGCAATAGCTTGTCTTAATTCTGTTCTTGTATCTGGATCAAATAGATCATCTGCAACGACTATCTGTCCATCAGGAAGTTCAATAGTTACTGAATTACCAGAAATACCTGAGTAAAAAGCTGAAAGTTGGTTAATTTTTTGTTGAATTGTAGCATCGTCATCAATAGCACGTGGTATTTGTTTTTTATAAAAGCTTTCTTCTGTTGCACTAAGGGCAGCACCTGTACGTAATCGAGTAATTACATCTCGTAATTCTCGTTCTGACTGACCTAGTCTACCTAGACCTAGGTTAAACAATTTACCAGAATTATAGCCACCAGAATCATTTGCAATTAAGTTTGTTAAATTTTTAAGTGATAATAGTGCACTGTTTGCATCGTTTTGTGATTCAAGTTGTTTTGCACTTAATGATCGTTTACCAATCGCTTGTGATCGTGTTGTTCCATAAGGAACACCTAATGCTTTTGCTTCTTGTATAGAAAGTAAACCAGAGACATCCATTGATAATTTCCTTAACGCAAGATTATTCTCAAATTCTTGCTGTTTAGCTTTTCTATCTGCTTCATCTTTTGCTTGTAGTCTTGCTAATCTAGTCTCAAGTTCTGTTCCTGTAAATGCAGAGTCTCGTTCAAGTGCTGACTTTTGACCAGTTTGGAACTCTAATGGAATAACTTTTTGATTAATACCTTCCATACCACGATTTTTAGCAGCATTAAACTGATCTACTGCTAATTGTGCTTTGTATAATTCAGAAGGACTTTGTGCAGATGGTGTAGATAAAGATTTTACTTGAGAAATTCCAGAAGTATTACCTACTAATGGTTTTGTAGGATTTGCTTGTGGTAATTGTGGACCAGCAGGAGAATTATATTGTTGAACTTGTTTTATATAGTTATCTTTAGCTGGAGATGTTGCCGATGGGTTTTGTGTTGGTGCCATTTTATTTAAAGCTAAAGAAGCAACACTACCTCCGATAGATGGTTTAATAACATTTAATGCTGGCAATCCTGTTTTTAAGTTGTTTATAAATTTATCTTTATTTGGATTCATATAATTATAATTAATATATCATTAAAATGATGATTGTGCCACATCTGGTTCAGGATTATTTGGATTAAATCTCCAAGGTTCCCATCCATTTGGACTTATGTACGACCCTTCTTCTGTTGCTCCTGACTCTTCAAGCATCTGTGCAATAATACCACCTACTTTCTGTGTTAAACCTGCTTCATATCCTCCATCATATAATCTCCAGTATCGCTCTGAAATCTTTGTATCACCTTGAATGTCCCAATAAATAGCTACTGCACGATAAAGTGGTGCTATGTCATACGCCTCAGGAATAGGAGAACATTGTCCGATGATGTAATTAGCAGTACCTGATGTTATCGCATCGCCTTGGTACCGTTTTTTAAGTGTGAGAGCGGTTGTAGAAAGTACTTTATCAATTTGATACCAGAAACCGTCACCTTTATTTGTTGTTGACGAGTCTGCAATTTGTAGATACCGTCCCGACATTGGCGTTTCCCATGTAGTACCATTTCCAATAACAATAGAACCTCCTGTATCAGATGCTATTCCAACTGTAGTAGTAGCTGATGAAGTAATTTCATTTGTCCATGTAATTGTTGTGACACCATTTGTAAGTGTCACAACACGTATCTCACCATTAGAAAAAGTAGCTTCATAAGACCCTGTTGGTAACGTCCAGTTTGCGTTAAGTGTTCCTGATGTTGCTCCGTCTGATAATGCACCAGTAAGAGTTATTTTATAAGGTACAGATTCAATAGAACCAGTAACATAATCTGCTATACTCATGTCTCGTAAATCTCTACGACCTCGTATATACATTATATTGTTGTCACTTTGAGGTATTGGGTTAACTTCCAAGGTATCATCTTTAATGTACATGAAACGTGGAATATCAGATGAGCCAAGTTTTGAAGAAAGTACAGCTTTCCAACGATATGGATCATATACCATTATAGGCATATAAAGCATATTATTATCATTTACAGGCTGTCCGTTATTACCAACTCGTGTGTAAACGTCTGACACCTTTCGTATATTGTTAGGAATTTGGTAAGAACCTTTTCCTCCAACAGTACGAACCTCTTCAACAATTTCAAGCCACTTCCATTTTCCATTACGAATACTCGCAACTGTTCGCACAGAGTCGTTTATATTGATACCACCTAAGGTAATGTTTTCTGGTGTTGTGTTTTTAGTCAATACCTGATACTGACTAAGTAAATTTGTCCAAGTTTTCATAATGTTAATTGTATGTAAGCTCTAATAATGTTGATATGTTAGAAACAGATGTTGGTGTTCCTATTACCTTCAATGCAAGTCTATCTCCTTTCTTTAAGTTTATATCTCTTACATTTGTTGTAATATCTTGAGTAAGTGTATTTGGATGTGTTGCACCAGTTTGTACTACGTTTTCTGGATAAAATACTGGATTGTTGATTGCTCCTTTTAAGTTGATACCATTTATTAACGTATTACCGTTTACTAAAACTGTTTTTCCTGATCCTGGTGCTTGGTTACCTATCAATTTTTCTAGTTGCAATGTAACACTTCCTGCATTTGTACCAGCTATTTCATGACTTTCACTGAATCCTGTAATTGTACAAGAGAATGGTGCTATGAAAAATACTCCGTAATTTGTTGTAACACTACCATCATTTATGGTGTGTGTTATATACATTTTCTTTTGAAAGAGATTTGTAAACCATACTTGCTGACCATCTGTTCCAGTATGTTTATGGTTTGAAAACTGTATCTTCAATAAATCTAAGTCTTTCTGTAGTTTTGTAGTATCGTTTTCCATATTATTCTTTTAAAATTACATTTATAAGCTCTGGTGAAACTAATTCATTTGTACTTGGGTTAAGTGATATTTTTAATTGTACCCATTCAGTATTTGTAATACCTGCAATCGTTTCATAACTTATACGTCCTCCTATAGTTGCAAAGTCCCATGTTCCAATCGTTGTATAAGCATCTGATAAGTTCTTGCGGTATGCAATCCTTATTCCTTGACCAGCAACTAAAGGTTTTGCTAATTGGAACTGAATTTTACTAAAGTTTTGTGAGCGTATAAAGTCTCCTGTATATACTAGATCTGTTTCAATGTATGATTTATAGTTATTATATAAAGGATAGTTATTTGATACAAGTCCGACTTTATCAATTCCATAAATAGCTGTACCAGTAGTATTATTTATCCAAGAGAATAGAAATTCAAAATCACTTAATGGTAATACTGCACCTATTTGTATTTTAGTAATATCTCCAGTACTTACAGTATTTCTTAGGATATACACATTGTCTTTTGTTGAGTAAACACCTAGTGGCCCAGTGTTTGTTAGAGCATAAGCTACACTAACTCCAAAGATTATTTCTTCACCGACTGCGTTTATTGCACCTGCAAAAGGTGATAAATAGTTTTCTATATCAATATTATACATTTCACGAAACATTGACGTACTTGATCCGTTTGTATAACGTATATCTCCTTTTAGTCCTGAGCCAATATAAGCTACGTTATCTCGTGTGAATAACTGATTGACACCAAGGTCATTTACTTGAATAGGTAATGTAAAACTATCACTTACTCTATCCCAAGGGAATATTTGCGAGTCATTTGAAAGACTAGATGATCCTACAAAACCAGTAGACGCACCAATTAGAAGGTTTGTTCCTAGTGGAGCTAGTGTTTGTATATGATATTGACCAGGTATATCTAATGCTTTTGGGTTCCATTTATATGTAGCTACAGTAGCTGGATCAAAAGTGTTACCTAGTGTTTCTTCAAAAGATGCGACATAAGTAATATTTCCTATATAGAGAATATTATCTAATCCTGTATACATCATATGGTCTCCAAAAGTAGCTTCAAGAACTTGCCATCCATTAGTCCATGTTGATGTAGATATATTGTATACGTCAAGTGCAAGATTTCTAGCAACAAATAGAAAAGCTTTTGTTTTATCATTTGGAGATATCCAAATTCCTAAACCGTTACCACTAGTAGCTGATGTTGTGTTACCAGTTACAACAGTCCATGTATCACCTTTATCTGATGAAATTCTAATAACACCTGTTTCATCAAGTGAATAAATGTCTTGATTTATTGGATTACGTACAAACCATTTACCAATACCTGCCATACCAGTCAAAACCTGTGTTGACTTGTTTTGTATCATTGCTCTTCCTGGCTTACTCCATACGTTCATGTTAACTACTTGCCCTAAACCTTGTAAAGGAGAATTAGCAACGCCAAGTTCCCAACCATTAAAAACGATTTGATTTCCACTTGTTGTAGATTTTGTAAATTTATATGCCATATGTTTATGTGTGCAATCTCTGCACTATCCTCACGCCCCCGTACAGATGGGCATGAGAGAGTGAAGACATTAAGTTATTGTGCTTCAATCATAAAGTCAAATGTTTTTGATATTATTTGATTCATTGTAAAAGTAATGTTTGTACTATCTATAGATAATAGATAAACATCATTTTCACCAGAAACAGCATCACCTTTAATTACCATAATACCATTTCCAATTAAGAACGGTACATTTTGATTTATATAGCTTGGTGTACCTGCTTGCTTACTATATCCGTATATAATTCCAGTACTACCACCTGTTATCGCTTCAGTTCTATAAGCATTACCAGAACTTGTAGATGCTGTACCATACTCACCACCGACCTGTGTTATTTTAACCTTACTTGGTATATAACCCAATCCATGTGGTACTGTTAGTGTTACAACTCCAGAGCCAGATATTGTAGATAATCCAAAATATCCAGATGATGGAACAGAACTTCCTGTTATAAATGTTGTATTTTTTGACATATTTTTATCGAGTTATAGCTCCATTAATTGATAAGTAGTCTAGCTTAGAATAATTACCTGATGGACTGGCTGGTGCACCACCTGCCTGTGATACTGGAAGTGAAGAGCCAACGAGTGTTCCGTTCAAGTAGAATGATGCAGATGTACCAGCGGTATCATATAAAACTTTAAATGTGTTCCATCCAGTTAGATATGTACACGATGCTAGTGTTGAACCGTTTACTGAATACTGACTAGGTACTTTATTTAAAGATAACTGAAAATAGTTTAATGAACCTCCGAAACTTGAATTAAGTATTATATTCAATGTACTTGGTAATGCGGCATCGAAGTAAAACATTCCTTCAAATGTAAAGTCTGACGCATCTAGTCCTACTAAATCAAATCCGACTTCAAGACTACCTCCACTACCACTGAACTCTACAACTCCTGGATGATTAGCTGTTAAAGCTGTTGTTGTTCCAGATGTTATAGTTACGAATGGATAAAGTCCTCCGTATGTGATATTAGTACCACCTCCACTACTATTTATTTGATTACCATTGAAATCTTGGAAATAACTTCCAATCAATCTACTTGACACTGTTCCAACTGTTGAGTTTATTGTACCTATATCATTACCACGTTGTATCTTTACATCAATAGCGTTTGTTGCAACAACATATCCAAGTGGTTGTGCCACTTGACCATTTACCGTAGGTTCAATATTTGTAATGAGACCAGGTGTTGTTGCTGATAGCCATAATGAGTCTCCTATTGGAAATCCAGTAGTGAGTGTCATTTCTCCAATCTTTGTTATTTTAAATGTGTTAGCATCTACAACATCAGATACAATTCCAATTACAGCTGAATTATCTCCAGTATCTGCTTGAGCAAGTGTATATTGACCAGATACATATGATGAGCGTACAGCTTGTCCAGTTGTGAATCCATGAGATGTCTGAGAAACTATTTCAACTATAGCTGTACCACTTCCAGAACCTCCGCCAGTAGCAACGAGTGGGTTTGATGTTGTACCATCTCCAACTATCGTTATACCGTCAACAGCAACCTTAACCTTCTCATCAAGATTTGGTATAAGTGATGTTAAGAATGTTGCATCATTTGCAATTCCTACAACGTCAATATTCGCTACGCCAAGTGTTCCAGTTACTTGTGTTGATAAGTCAATACTTCCTGCAATGTTAGAGAGATTTAAGTTTGATTCCAAGTCAGTGATATCAATATTTGTACTTGACAATAATCCAGTTACTTGTGTTGCAAGATTTATTTGTCCTCCAATATTTGCTAAGTCTAATGAAGCTTCAATCGCACTAATGTTTAAATCAATATCAGAACTTGTATTTCCTGCATTATCACTAACTGAAAAATAGTTTACGAAGTTTAACCGTGGTCTCTGAGTTACAGATACACCATCTTCTTGTACTACACTGTAATAAGTAGAACCTATTGAAGCTATTTCTAATGTTTCGTTTCCACCTGGGTTAAGTACAGTTAGTGTAATACCTGATCCAGCTACAAGTTTAGTAGCAAGATATTCATATGTAGTATCTGCACCATCTACAAGTATCTTTCCATTTTGTGATCCTGCCACAACTGCAGAAACAAGGAGTCTTTTTGTTGTAGCATCTGCACGCCACATTTCAACACTTTGATTTACATCATCTGTAACTGCTCCTTGTACTGTCACATGATTTTGGTCTCTTTTAAGCTGTTCTGCCATATAATTATAATTCGATAAAGTCTATCATTGGTAATTTACTAATAGGATGTGCTGGAATCATCACGACATTTTGATTCGAGTCATCTGTTACTGAAAGCATCACTGGAACATGATTCTGATCTCTTTTTGCAGGCTCTGTTAAGTTTACACCTACATAATCTTCTCTTGGTTGTATTTCTATAAGAATATAATTTGTAACAGGGTCACAATGTGCCATAACTGTTGTATTTATTCTATCATCATATCCTAGTAATACTGGAACATGGTTCTGATCTCTTTTTGCTTCTGCCATATAGTTATGCAACATTTTCAGAATTAATATTTTTCGGAATAGTTACTTTTGGTTTTTTTGTTAAAATTAGATCCTTTTTCTGTTTTTTTACAAATTCTAAGTATTTCTTTTTTGGTGACTGTTTCATATTATTGTACTCTTATATTGTAATCATTAATAATTTTCTGCAAAGTCAAGTTTGTATTTTCTGCAGTAGTTTTAGCTTGCTGAGTTTGAAATTTTAAAGGTTCGATTTCCTCTTGAATCTGTTGTTTATTCATAACTTTAAAGTAAGATGCGAAGACTGTTCCAGCTATTGATATTATACCTAATGCACCAATAGCCATCCATACTTTCTGACTAAGCCAGCGAGTATCTTTTTTTATCTCATGTATTTCATTTTTAATTTCAACAATCTCATTGTTATGAGTTTCAAAAACTGAATCTATCTTTGAATGGAGCTCGTTAAACTTCTGCTCCATATATTCTTTAAAATATGGTGGTAAATCTTGCATATACTTTTTATAATTAATAATCCCAGCCTTTATAAGACTGATAGGAACGTGTATAAGTTTACATGTTTTATACATGAAGTATACACATCCCTACAGTATTACAACTAATCATCTTTACCTGTAAATCGTAAAAATGATTTAATTATCGTAACTCTACTGCATCTTCAAAGAATGGTACTTCATTTACTGAAGCAACACCTGTCTTTGTTTTAGCTGTTTTAATGAGCTTGTATACTTCCTCTTGAATATCTTTTGATAAATCAATATCAGAAAGTTTGAGGTTGAATACTTTGTGAGCGAATGGTGAAAGATTTTCATCTCGTGATGCATTGTCTTTATAACAAGAAATGCGAGCTTCGATTGAGTCTGAGAACTTGTTAATTTCAAGTCCTGTAAGACGCCAATATTCTCCTGTAAATCCTGCTCCGTTTGTAAATTGTTTTATGTATGCCATATATTTATGTTTATATGTTAGTTTATAATTATTGTTTTATCATTACGATACCTGCAACATTTAAAGGAGATGCTCCTGAACCTGTTGTTTGATAAAGTTCTCCTGCTATAACTCCATTTGAACCTGCATCAGCATCATCATCATATGCTGCTAATGGAGATGATATGTGTGCAGCGTTAAGTGTTATAGTTTCTGCATCATCATCTACTGTTATAAGTGTGTTATTACCACTACCATCCTTATCACCAATAAGTACTATTTTGTTTACATCATCAATTATCTTAATTCCAAATCCTATACCGTTATTGTCATAATTAATTCTAAAAGGATAGTTATTGCTAAACTGGTTCTTAAAAAATGCATATCCAGTTAATGCAGTCTGATCACCTCGAACCTTAAACATTTCTCCATATGTATCTTTTACAAGGAAAAATTCTGCTTTACCAAGAGAATTAGTTATACCATCCTTATTCCCCTTCATTACCCATTCAGTATACGGAGCGTCATTGCTATTATCAACATCACCTATCTTTATTTTTTTATTGTATCCATCAAAACGAGCCATCTTTGAGTATACATATCCTTCTGTCATTTCCCACTCCCATGAGTCTCCAAGTGTGTGTCCTGATATATTATCAAATCCTACTGAAAGATTATTATCAAGTAGGATATAACTAAAACAAGGAATAATGATACCACTTCCACCATCAGTACTTGACCAGCTAAACGTGTCAACATACTGAGCACCTGATACCGTAGCGGAAGCACCTGTAGAAATATCTGAAAGCGTTGTTACACTTGTCCATCCTGCATCAACAATAGGTGCGATTATGAAGAACCCATCTACTTCACTACCTCCAATGATAGTACCTGTTGAACCTGCTCCATCTGATACTGTGTCTCCTGTTACAAATCCAGGCGTAATGATTGAAACAATGTTTACATATACAGAACCTACAGAAACGATAGTAGCTGTATAGGTGTTTGGATATGGACCAGTATATGAAACAGTATTGTCATAGTGCATGTCATTAAGACCTGTACCAGTAAATCCATCTGCAAGGTCACTCGGTGTCCAGTTTGGAACTTCTGTTTTAAGACCATCTACATAAGCCAACCCCGCATTTAAATCTGTAAAGAATTTAACATTAGTGAGGTTTCCATCAACATCTCCCATTGCTGTAGTAGCGTTCAATGTGTCAATATGTAATAGACGAGTATTAAATCCTAACGATGATGGTCTTCCTCCTACATCAAAAGTATCATTTGCTGTATTTAACTCAAAATAAGCACTTGAGTTACTACCATTTCCTCTTATATAGTCTCCGTTTAAACGTAATATATTTCTTCCAAGTGTATTATCTACTCTTAGGTCTATAAAGTCTTGTACACGAATACTATTTGTATATGAAGATGCTTGATGCGATATTTCTGTATTGCTATCGTTAACTGTTACTTCACCATTTACTCCAAGTACAGAGTTATCATAGTTTACATTGGATCCAATATCATCATAACTAGTACTAGCAAATATTCCATTTGTAGTGTCTATGTATCCTGTTAAAAGTGTATTTGCTGTACTTCCTACTGCTGTTCCATCGATAGCCATGCTTACAGTATAGTTATCGTTTACACTATCATAACGCTGAAATCCTACACCATCTGTTATGAACCCCCCCATGAAGTTTCCTAGTTTAAGTCCATTTGAGAATTGTCCTGCACCTGTTTCGTATCCGATATAGGTTTCGTTAGTTAAAGGGTCTCGAGTAGCTAGAGCATCTGAGTATCCATTTCCTGCAAGGTCAAAGTATGCTATTTCTGTTGGTGTTCCTGTAATTCCTGTAAATGGACCAGAACCTCCACTTCCACCTACTATTCTTGGTGTTCCTCGCATATAATTATATTAGATTAAATCTAAAGTTTAATGATCCGTTAGCCGAGTCCCTAACGATATAAATTGTCTGCATAACAGCACATTCAATAGCTTCTTTAGTATCTTTTGCAATAACATCATATGAAGCCATTGCTGGATCTTCTGATATACGCATATCCTGACTAGGATTTACTATAAATTCAACAGCTCTATCAGGTACAGTAATCGCAATAATTGTACTGCTGAATGCAACAGGAGATTCTATTGGTGTATCACTACTATCAACAGTTTGAAAAGACGTACCGATTTGCACTGCTACTTGATTCTGATCTCTTTTAAGTTGTTGTAACTGGTATGCGTTTGATTGTGATTTCATATTATTTAGTCTTTTTTAAATGATTAATAGTTGCTTTTATAGTATTTTGTTGGTTTGTTATGTATTCTTTATCTTTTGCAATTTGTTTCTTTGCATCAGCAATATATTTTTTATCTATATCCAGTAGTCGTATATTATTGTCAATTTCTTTTTTAATTTCAGAAAGTGTTTTACTATCTTTACTTACTGTTAGTTTCCATAACTCTTGTTCCTTTTCAAAATTATCTTTCATCTCATTAAATGATGAATATATCTCCTTCAAGAACTTAGAAAATGAACTTACTTCGTTATAATAACTTTGAACAAATACTTTATTTTCGTTTATTTCTTGAATAGTTTTTTTACTTTCTTCCAAGATTGCACTTATTGTATTTTGCTCTAATTGTTTTCTATTTTCTAAAAATTCTTCAAGTCCTTTTTTTAATTGAATGATTTCTGCTTTTCCACTAGAAATTTCACCATTGATATTGGCAAGTTCTCTAAGTGATTCCATCATTTGTTTGTCTAATGTTTGTTCCATAAGCTAATTGTTGGCTTGCACAACTTCTCACGTCTTTGCGAATTAGCTGTTGCTTTTACGCAGTTTCGTTTAATAGTTTTTCAAGTGAAGCCTTTGTTTGTCGGCGGTCGAATTTTATATTTTTCTTTTCTAACTCTGCGATTACATCTGCTTTATCTGATGTAGTCGTTTGTATTTCATTGTTAGAAATCTTTTCTTCCATTGACTCTTTCCATTTGTTAAGTTCATCTATCTTTGCTGCAATTCTATCTGATTCAGTAAGCACAGGAGCTTTTTCTTCTTGTGCTGATGAAACCATAATACTTGCAATAAGTTTCTCTACATCTTCTTCTGACCATGTTCCAAGCGAGCTACGATCATCTCCGTTTCCTATAGTAGGAAGTGGTGACTGTTTTACAAGCATTGCTTTCGCAAGGTTTACAGCTAATCGGTATGCCGCTGGTTCTGGTGCTATTAATGTTTCACCTGCCTTTACGAAGAAGGGACGCCCTCCGAATTGGGCACCAAGTTCAGGTGTGAAATCAAAGTCTGCAATGTTTTTAATAGTACAGATTTTAAGTTCGTCTAATGATTTATTTATCATTTGATTTAAAAGAATTATTTGCACGGGCTTCGTCGTTCCCATGTGAGCCTAATGGGCTCATCACAACCCCAATAAAGGGACTGTGTGAGTACACTAAGCAATGTTTACAAAAACAAGAGCGTTCTGATCTGCTGCAGCATTGGCAACCAATGAACGACCAAGTGTCTGTTCATCAAATTCACCTTTTGCAGTAGTTCCTTTAACAACCTGTCCTTCTGTATCATCACCAGTTACAAAACTTCCACCTTTCACAAGTACTTCACCAGCTGTTACAGCACCATATCCTTTTACAAGGAGGAAACCATAGTCACCAGAAGCAAATGCTACTTGTCCAATACCAATAGCGTTTTGGATCTTAGAAGTAACTGCTGAAATAATAACATTAGCTGGACCTGCTGATAATGTGATATCAGAGTCTGCTACAGAAAGTGCTGTAGAAAGAGCGTATTCAGGATAAAGAGTCAATGTATCATTTGAGTTTGTTGAAACTCGGAAACGCTGACCTGCACCTGTACCATCATCTACAACTCCCCAGTAGTTTGCATAAGCTCCAACTGTCCAACCTGCAGAAGCATCAGTGATATACACTTTACGTCCTTGCATGTCAGCAGATGAAGAAACTGTATCTACAGCTACATCAGCATTAGGGATTGCTACTTTGAAAGCACCAATAGCTCCTCCTGCTTTTGCATATACCCACTCGTTTCCGTCAGGTGTAGATGCAATCTGTCCTACTTTTAATTGTCCTTGTGCTGTTGTTGTTGTAAACGCATCTTGGAATGAAATCTTTAACATAATTTTTCAGTCTCTGGCTCTTAACCTTTGACTATTCGTGACATCGTCACTTTATTTTTAATAATTGCTTGAATGCTATTAAGAAACTCCGTTAAGTGTTCCTAATAAACGTGGGTTTTCAGAAACCATGTTTCCAAACCAAGCGAGGTAACCAACCTGTGCAAATTGATCAACAGGTGTCTTGAGAACACGGAAGTTAAATCCTTTTGCTGATGGTGTGTTTCCTGGAACTCCCATTGGAACTCCTTCCTTATTCAATTTCTTGAAGTTAAGAGTTTCAAATCCGTCAGTACCAGCCATATCTACTCCACGCATTCCGAAGTAACGTGTGTTTGTATAAATAAGACGTCCTGCAGGAATCTGTTCATCACGTGCAACTGGTGTTCCACGGAATGTTACAGTACGGAATCCTTGTGTTGCACCCATGTCTTTAGACTTAGATGAAACCATTCCATATTGGTCATAGTTAGGGAATGAGAACCCTTCGTATGATGCACGTAATGTAGGTGTCAAAAGAGCTTCATATGCTGTCCAAACTGATTTTGTTGTAAGCATGAAGTCTGGTTCGTCCATACCAATAGTAACAGCGTCATAACCTGTAGCAAGTTTAGCAAGTGTCAATGCACCTGTAGATGCGAGGTAGTAACCGTTAATAGATGTGTATGTTGAACGTGAAAGTCCTCCGTAAGTAGCAAAAATGGTACTGTCAGAAGCTGCGTTGAACAATGAGTCCCAGTCATTACCTGTACCGTTTCCAGTATAAAGGTTTTGTGCCATGAGGTTCATAAGAGATTGTCCTTGTGAATCAAATTCTGCTTCAAGGATATCAATCAATCGTTCGTCACCATCGTTTACTTTCTGTTCGATGTTAGCAATAACTACTGGCTTGTAAGCACCTTTAACTTCAAATGACATGTTTACACGTGTATTTTGACGATTAGAATCAAGCTGATCAGCGATTCCAGTGTTACCTCCGTTAGTAGTATCTTGATATTTGATAATTGGTTCGTACTTTGTTCCTGATGTCCATTCTTTAGCTGTTCGCAAGAAAGTCTGGAGACCTGGAGTACCTAATGTTACTGTGTCATAAACTCGCTTTGGAATTTTTGTACGTGTAACTGTTGTTACTGCTGATGAAAATTGCATAAATTATTTTTGTTTAATTGCCCTAAGATAATCTTTGAGACTATTTCCTCGTAAGTTTGGACTATATTCTTCTTCATCATTAGAAATTGGAGCGGTTCCGATAGCTACAGGATCAGAGTTTCGTTTCTGAACACTCTTTGCTGTTTGTTCTCGTATTGCATCCAAAGACTTATTCATATCTTGCATATTTTGAAATGCAGATGAAAGATTAGGAAATTTATATTTAGTAGCGTGTTCAAACAACTTATTTTCATCAAGTGATGGATTTGCTTTTTTTATTTCTGCCAACTCACTATCTACTTGACTTGTAATTTGCTGTTCAAATTCTTGTTCAGCACGTTGTTTTTCTTCAATTCTCTGAAAGATACGCTCTTCCGCTTTTGCTAGGATTTCTTCATAGGTTTCAGGAACCCATGTATCATCAATATCATCTTTTGGGACATGATTATTAATATTACTCTTTTCGTAGTTCGCTAGAGCTTGCGATTTCCGTGTATAATCGGACAACAGATTTTTATATTCTGATGCTACAGTTTGAGCATCTACTTTTCTACCATCTGGTAGTTCGTATAGCTCTGTAGTTTCTTCCTGAGGAGTTTCACTAGGTGTCTCTGATTGAGGTTCTGGTGTAACTGTCTCAGTGTTAGTTGGTTCTTGGCTTGGTGTATTATCACTGCCAGCACCATCATTAATAACTACTTCAAAATCTTCCATATAGTGTTTATGACTGCCCCCAATATTTACTTGGTCAAAAGACTGTAAATAAGTTGCTTGGTCGAACTAGGTTTGTAATGAGACAGTTTATTGTCGTATCACAGGACAAATGTTTATTGAGGCATTTCTCCCATCATTGCTTGCTGTTCTGGAGTAAGTTCTCCTGGTTGTGCAGGTAAAGGCATTTCTCCTTGTAATCCAACAGCAGATGCAGGATTTTGCTTGTATAATACAGCATTTCTTGCTAGATCTTTTGGATTAGGATAGTTAGCAAACTCAAGATAATCAGCAGGAGAGATAACTCCTGTTTCAACATCTTTTTGAGCTCTTTCAAATGCAAATTGTGCATCTTCTGGCAATGATTTTCCAGGTATAACTATTATTTCAGAACCAGTATCGAAGTCATCTTGCATAAATCCAATTACTTCTTGAGCTCCTTCTTTGCCCATCCACTTAGCGTAATGAGTTTCTGTATAGCGTGTTTTTGCTAATTGAAGGAACCAACTAAATACTTCAAGGGATAAGTAATCTACTAGCTGTACCATTTCATTTAGTCGTAAGAATGATTGCTGGATAAGTGCCAAACGACCTGCTTTTGTTTCTTGACCTTCACGTTCTCCTCTAAATGCTGATGTTGCAGCCATAATATTATCAATTTCAGTTCTTGAATCGAGCATGTCATCAAATACCATTTGAGGAAGTGGGTTCCCTGTCTCTCTTTGAACACCATTTACAACACCCTTACCCCAGATAATACCTTTTGCTTCAAATCTTATTTGTTGAGCATCTGATTTATCCATTACTTCTGAATCAATCTTTATAATACCGTTGACTAATTCACAGTTTTCATCAATATCCTGCTTTCGTTTATCAATAGAGTTTTGAAGAGACGCAGATAGTGTTATCATATCTGTTCTACCTATTGGACTGTTTTCATTGTTGAATATTGTTCCAATAATATAAGGCTTTCGTGGCTGGTCAAAATAGTTATAGTAGTAAGTTTCAAAAGGTATATCTTCACTATGTCCTTCATTTGCTTTTATTGCTTGCATCTGATCTTCACGTTCTTTTTGAGATACTCGTATTTCATTAAACTTATTACGTCTTGTTTCTCCATAAGAAGAGTCCAAATCTTGTATTTCTTCTTTTGTAACCCATATACCGTCCCAATCAAAATAAGGATTTTTTATCTTAGCAAGGATAATTCCACCTTTTTTAAAGATAACATAATCTCCAATCCAGCATTCTTTATATGTTACTGTTGGATTTTTAATATAAAGATCGGAGTCATCAATTATTCCATGCTGATCCATTAATTCTTTCTTCTTATCTGGGAAACGTGCAACAAGTGCACATAATGAGTCATCTACTTCTTCAATAGCGAACTCACTATCATTCTCTCTACGTGCTTTTGTTGATACTCGTAGTTTATTAGGATCAATAGCACGCAAGTCGAAGTCATTTATCTTTGGATTCCAAAATGGTTTAAGTACTACAAGTCTTGCAAAGTATAGGTTTCGTAATCCCATTCGGAATACTTCCTTTATGTTGAGTTCATTGTACTTCTTTCTAAAGAAATTCTCTAATTTACGAGCATAATCCTGAGCTTCTTTATCATCGTGTGATGTAACAATGTTTATTGTCGAAGGGTTTGCAATAATAGAGTTTATTACAGCTTCCATGTTTACGAATACTCGGTTTGCTTGTACTTTTGGTCTTTTATGAGGTACTTTACTTACCCAATTAGCTTTATTCTCATAAATTGAAGTATTTGTATCGTATATTTTCTTTATTTCTTCCCACATTGTCTGAGAAGATGCCCAACGGTTATCTACCAGTTCGGCTAATTGTTTATCTGTAAATTTTGATAAATCGTATTTCATAATAATAAAAAGCGAGACGGCAAATAAATGCCGACTCGCCTTTGTTAGGGTTAAGTCCTATAATATAACATATAGCATATAAATAAAACTAATGCAAGCTTTCGTGCCTTGAAGAGTAAAGCATATCATTTCTGTGTATAGTTTGTAGTATGCCGTTGTGGTCAAAGTTCAAAGAAACAGAAGCACTTTTTTGATTAAATACATCTTTTGATACCAATAAAGAAAACATATCATAGTATTCTACAAATAATTTAAACTTTTGTGCGTCTTCTTTACTAAGGATTATTGTTGTTTCCATATTAATCTTCACTATATCGTTCCTTAAATTTGAATAATTCATCAAAGCTTCCAAGCTTGCCATTTTTAATAAATTCAAATGACTCTTTTCTATCTGAAATAAACTCAGCGTTGTTTTCTTGTAAACATGCTAGATAAGCATATAAACATGCAAATACAAAGTGATCTTGTCCAGTTGTACTTTCCCAAACATATCTCTCTATCCCTCTGTTATTTGTAACCTTTATTCTTCTAAGTGTTTCAAAGTGTTTAATAAAATCATTAAATTCTTTATCAGGTGTAACACCTATAAGGAACATAGCATCAAGCATATCTGTGAGCATCTGATCAATTATTCTATCACGGTGTGAATAAACAATTCCTTTTTTATCGTTTTCTCCATACCACACAATGGTTTGTGGATTACTATTATTTTCCTGAAAGAAAGACATCTTCATCCAAGTATATTTATTTACATAATGTTTAGCTGCGGTATTGTCTGGCATAGCGTCTATAACTCCTGATGTAGGTTTATAAAAATCTATGATATCATCCAATTCACTCCAAGCACTAAACTTTCCTATTTTAAATATACCTTTCTTACTTCTTAGAACATAATGTTTTATGTTTCCAACGTCTACGCCTAGAAATACATGTTCATCTTTTAAGTCTTTAGGTGTCCACAAGTCAAGTATTGTAGTCTTATTTACTTGCAAGTCTCCAGGAGAATAAGGAAGTCCTAGTACAAAGTTATTAAAATATTGAGGGTCTCCTTTCGAGTCTTCAATAATATCATGTGCTGAGATCCAGGGACACATCAAGTGTGAGATATGATAACCTGATATATCACTTTCTTTTTGTGCTTCCCATTCTCCGTTTCTTCGATCATCATCAGATATCTCATGCTTGCAATATTTACAACGGAACTTCTTTGTTTCAAAGTCTATGCTTTCAGGAAATGTTAGGAAGTGTCTTACATTACAACCTTTACAAGTTACCATCCATTCTTTCTGGTCTGATTTTTGCCATGACTGGTCAAGTTCATCTCGCTCAGTAGTAGGGTTTGAAAATAACCATCTTCCTTTGTATTTACTAGCCTTAAGACGTGATTTATATGTTTCAATAGCTCCTTGATCTGATCTAGATACTTCATCGTGAATAAGGATATCTGCCGTTGTTCCAATAGGAGCGGTTTTGGATACTGTTCCCTTAAAGAAAAGAAATCGGTCGTTTAATTCCTTACGTTCAACATTATCAGTTTCCATTCCTTGAAATTCTCCATAGTTTGATTGAATTATCTTATTCATCTTAGAAGTAACGAACTCTTTTACGTCACTATCTGTAGGAAATGTATAAATCGTATTAAATCTTAAATACTTTACCGCATAGAGAACCTTTAGTGAGAAAGTAACTGACTTTCCAACCTGTGCACAAGCAACAACACAAAGATTAGGGTTCCAATCAGAAAGAATATCTAAAAGAAATGGACGGTCATAAAAATCAAGTGCTTCTCCTCTTTCGTTTACAATAGATTTTTCTGCAATCCATCCTAAAATTGATGCTTGTGATAGTTCCATAGTTTATTTTTCGTCTTTTTCTTCCTGTTCAACGATTACTGTTTCACCTCGTGCTAGAGATTGTACAACAGATACAGCTGATTCAAGAGCTAGACGTGTTACTTTTACAGGGTCGATAACGCCTGTTTCAAATAGATTTTCCATGTTTCCTGATTTAAAATTGAATCCCCATCCAACTTCTGCATCTTTTACTTGGTTTAATATCTCATTTGATTCCATTCCTGCATTATAAGACATTTGAATAAGTGGAGCCGTAAGAGAACGTGAAAATATAATATCATCCATTGAATGGGCAATCTTTGCAAGTACTGCACCTCCTCCAATAACAATTCCTTCTTCAAGAGCCGCCTTAGTAGCATTTACTGCATCTTCAATCTTGTACTTCTTAGCTCGTAGTTCTGTATCTGTTATAGCTCCTACACGGATTACTCCAATACCACCTGAAAGAGATGCTAGACGTTCACGAATAACTGTCTTATCAGTTTCACTTGAAGTACTGTCAATAAGAGACTTTAACATTACTACTCGCTCATCAATCTTTTCTTTATTTCCTGTACCATTGACAATGGTTGTATTGTCTTTTGTAACAATAACTTTCTCTGCTTGTCCAAGATAGCTTGGATCTACATTCTCAAGCAAGATACCTGCTTCTTCTGAAACTACAGTAGCTCCTGTTAGAATAGCAATATCTTTCATCCACTCTTTCTTTAGCCCTAAAGCATGTGGAGGTGTTACACAACAGACATTACAGACCCTTCGCTGATGATTAAGTGCAAGAGATGCAAGAGCTTCTCCTTCAACTGAATCAGCAATAATAAGGATGTTAGGGTTACCACTTTTTATTACAAAATCCATCACTTTCTCAATCTGTGAGTTTGCTGCAATTCTACGGTCTACAATAAGTACAAATGGGTTCTCCAATGTTGTGTTGTATTTCTCTTGATCATTTATGAAATATGGTGAAATAAATCCTTTATTAAATCGTGTACCCTTAACTACTTCACTTGAGTATCCAATCGTTGGAGAGTTTTCTACAGAAATAATACCATCTTTTCCAATTTGTTTATAAGCATCAGCAATAATCTTTCCAATTTCTGGATCAAGAGATGAAATAGTAGCTACTCGTTCGATGTCATCTTCTGATACGTCTCTAGAATGCTCCTTAAGCTTCAAAATTGCCTTTTTAAGCCCTTGTTCTAGTCGAGTTGATACTTCGGCTATCTTCTCATGAGAATGACCAATTTCCTTAAATGCTTCCTTTGCTAGAGCTTGAGTAAGCACTACAGTTGTTGAAGTTCCATCTCCACCTTCCTCGTTAGTACGATTAGCAGCTTTTCTAATCATGAGTAATCCAATTTGTTCGTAACGGTCTTTAAAGTTAAGGTTTTTCAATACAGTAATACCGTCATCACTTTCTATAGGTGAGTAATCTCCTCCCATATCAATAATTGCTGACATTCCTACAGCTCCAAGAGTAGGTTTTACCGCTTCACTTGCCTTATCAATTCCTTTTTTAATCTTTTCACGAGCTTCAAATCCTTTGGTTGGTTCTTTATAAATCATATTATTCGTATCCCATTACGTCTTCTAATTTAATAAATTTTACTTTTTGCCCATCTATTTCAAACTCTGTTCCTAAAGACTTTTCAAAATAAATAGTTTTATCAAGTAAATAGTCATATTCTGTAGGAGTTGAAGTACATTGTCCTTTTCCTATAAGTTCATTAACAGCTGAAACAGTTTTAAATCCGTCTGTTTCTTTTTCTTCTACCTTTTTAACAAGTAGGTAGTTATTTAAGAGTTTAATTGCCATAGTTTATTTTTTTTCCATAAAGCATTTCAAATCCTGATTGATTTGGTTGTATCATATCACGATAATAGTTTCCTACGTCTCGTTTCATTTTAGGACTTTTAACCCAGTATGGATCGTTACGTTTATTAGTAATAAGTCTTCTATTCCATTTACCACACTTTTTATGTCTTGAGTTCCAATAAGCTACACAGTTATCTTCATTAGACCAGTCTGTTTCTACTACTCCAGTACTTCTATAATCTTCATAATCACATTTACAGTGTTTACAATAGAAGTCAGATATACGCATTTTAAGACCCTCCTGTATTTCTTTCTCATTTTCTGCAAGATAACCTTGTCTTGTAGCTTCTTTATCTCTCTCTTCAAAGCGTTTATCTAGTCTTTGTTCTAGTTTTTCAATTTCCATCATGATTTTTACGAGTTAATTCAGATACCATTTTATCAAACTGTTTCCAACCGTGTACCTCTTTTCTTAACCATTCTTTGTATTCGTCTTCTGTTCCATCAGAAAAGAAAGATGCTTTTGTGTTTTCGTCTGGTATAGATTTCAAGTCTTCATCAGTAATATTCAATAGAAAGTCATTAAATACTTTACTCTTCTTGGATATTATCCATAGGTTCTTGAGTTGTTTGATTCGATTGAGCATGTCTAAATTGTTGTTTAAGAGCTTCTTCTAAAGGTTTTATCTTTTCTTTAAAGATAGGATTAAGAATAAAGTTATAAGTATTTCCGCCTTTTGGTTTATCTGGTTCTATTCCATAAATAGCAGTAGCATGTCTTAATCCTTTATCAATAGCATTATAATCAGGATTATCTCCGTTATTTGCATCAAGTAACACGTTTATCTTATCTGCTATCTTTTGTGAGTTTATTCCAGCATCTTCTAAAGCTTTTCTTAGTCCAGTACTTGCAACAGCTTGCTTAAAACCATCTGATTCTAGTATTCTTTTTGGATCTTGTGTTATTTTACCATATCCAACACTTTCCAACACTTGTCCAGTAGGTTTAGGGTTATCACTTATCATATTAAGCACTACTGCTTTCGCTGCCTTCTTCTGTCTCGGTGTTGGTTTCCGATTCATTTGTTTTATTTTCATTAGATGCTTTCTTATAAATTGATATCGAAGCTGAAAGACTAGATATATCTTTTATTAGAGTAGGTACTATTACTGCATTGTGCTTTGTAAGTAGTTCTCCCATCTCTTTTTCTAAGGTAACTTTCTCTTCGGGAGATAATTGTATAAGTTCAGTTCCATCTATAAGTTTTATAGGGTTCATAATTGCATTTGTTATGGTTAATTATTAATAACATTATTATAATAACATAAAAACTTGCAACAATGCAAGCTTTCTTTTAAGAACAGTATGTTACTTCGTACCTTTTTCTATCCTTTACAAAGTCCATATGACGCATTCTTCCTTGAGGGTTTTCTACAAAATAATATTTAGTGCCAAGTGCAACGAGTTCGTCAATGAGTTTCCACATCTTAATATTAACTTCATCATTAAGATCCAATTTAAATTCTTTAAATTGCTTGTAATTAAAAAGTTTTATTTTAGTTATTTTCATATTATTTCTTCTTCTTAATTAAAATTCTAAAATATGGACAAGTTCCATCCTTTAATCGTAAATCTTTATCATCATTTCCATGTCGGAATTTGATAATCTCAAACTGATCTGGATTATATTTATCCAAAAAACTAATCGGTACACCCATTACTCCACCATAATCACTTGGAATTGTTGTAACCAAAGGAACCTCTATTGCATCATAATTATCATACTTTTGATAAAAAGTATTATTCTTAGTAACTTGTTTATTAAATTTTCTATTATCTTCCATTGTCATCAATGGTAATTCTTGGTGACGGCGTCCATGGTCAATATTTGTAAACCAACAAACACCAGGAACACGATTTACTTTTACCCCATTTTGTTCACGTTCAAACTTATAAGTATCTGCATACACAAAGTCTTCAGGTACCTTAAAATACATACCATTATTAAAATTTGTTGCACCTAACCACAGCTTATTTTCCTTAATCAAAGGAAACACCTCTTTGTATGTAATTGCATTCATATTACTAATAGTTAAAACTTGTTTTTTTGCTTCTATTGTCCAAACTAAAAAATCTCTAAATAATGAAAATGGTGGATTGGTGATAATAATATCAGCCTCATCGCGAAGTTTTTTTATTTCATCACTTCTAAAATCCCCATCACCTTCCAAGTAATTCCACTCTAGATCATTCACATCTATTTTTCCATCTCCAGTTTTGTCGACAGTAAGGGTATAAATCTTTCCATGATTTATGGTTTTATTTTTATCATAATGTGGATTACTAGTTTCAAAAAGGGTCGGTATGTACTCGTCCTGATTTTTACTCCCTGGAGCGTAACTTGTACTAATCAATTTTTTCAATCCAAATTCATGAAATTTCTGAGCAAAAAATTTAGTAAAATTACTCCACTCTGGATCATCACACGGTAAAAGTATTGTCTTTCCTCGGAAAACATCTGGATTGTATTCTACGTATGCATTGATTTCTTTTTCGATATCATGATACTGCGTATAGAACTCGTCATTTTTTGCCTTTTTGGCGTTGGTGAGATTTTTATTTGCCATACGATGCGGGCGATGAGGGAATCGGACCCCCACCAAAGGTTTTGGAGACCTTCGTTCTACCACTAAACTAATCGCCCGTGATTACCATAGACAATAAGACTAAGTTTTCTTTATATTTTTTCATATGTTTTATTATTATCTGAGAGTATTTCTATTGTTTCACTTAATAGATTCTTCACAATTTTTCATTATCTCTTAATCGCTTTTCGGAAGCGGGGGTGTTAAAAGTCTTTTTATAAATATTTGGTTGTGTTTGAATTTGAAATCCTAGGTTTCTCCATCCTCTATATTTTAATAAGTGCATTGACCAAGATATAACCCATCTCCAAGTAATTGATTCATTATTGTGCCACGCTGCTACAACAAATTTTTCATACCACTTGTAGTACTCTCCATTTGAGTGCATTTTTTCAAATATAGATAGTTGTCCATTAAATAATTTCATACTTATATTCAATCAGTTACGCTTTTCGGAAGCGGGGGTGTGTTAAATGCTGCATTGAAAATGTGCAACCCAAGTTCTGGTTCTACGCAGTTATTTAATAAGGTTCTCTTGTCACGTTTATAGTTATAAAAATCTTTAATAAAGATTCCTTGTTGTTCCATTTTTACTTGCAAAGTTTGCCCCTTATCATTTCTCACTTTCTTTCGTGATTCTCCTGTATCTGGTATTTCAAAGTTTGACCAGAAATAATGGCTTTGGACTTCCTGTGGTTTTATGAGCGGTTCATAATAACTTCTAACATTCTCTACTACATACTTTCCTTTGAACCAATGCTTTAACAAGAGTATTTCTTCATAAAGTTTCATATCTGGGAAACTAGCGTTTCTATCAAGATTATTCAGGAAGTTCATTCGGCTATGAGTAGGGCAAGGTGGTGAGGTCCAAATAAAATCAAATTCTTTGTAATGTTGTTGTAGGTACTCGTGTGCATCTCCAACGATTACAGTATCGTTTGGGTACAGGTCTTGGTATATTTTTGCAATATCAGGGTCATATTCAACTGCCGTTATTTCATGTTCACTTGACCAAAGTTTTCTATTTCCTCCTATACCGCAATAAAGGTTTAATATCTTCATACTTATATTCAATCAGTTACGCTTTTCGAGGGCGGTTAGTAATCTCCATCTCAACAACTTCTCCGCCCCATTTCTCTGCCTGTTTTCTTGTGGTAAATGCACCAAACATTTTTGTCATTCCTTTTGGATAGTTTACTTTTATTGGGGTGAGTATTTTTAGTTCATTTGTTGATAAATATATTATTTTCTTCATATATTGTTTCAATCAGCTAGAGGGAGGGTGAGGTACCTGCACTAGGATTTGAACCTAGGGACATTCTGGTTATTTCCATGCAGTCTTGAGAAGCTATCTCAATGCGTTAAACCATCTCCGCCATACATTCTGTACCCCACCTTCCCCATAGCCGATTGTGTGTTGGTTATTTATTTTGAATTATTAATAATATAGTCTAACGATGCAAGAGACCAAATTAATGACATTCCATAAAACGCTGGTTCATTAAATTTTATTGCTAGTGTAATAGCACTTCCTGCTAATATTGCGAAAATTACTTTCATATATTTGTTTGTTACTTGTTAATGTGTTTATCGATGATTGAGATAGATTGTTTAATTCCTTTATTATACCATCGTTCATAATTGGAGAAATTATGACAATCATCATAATGTTTGCAATCAATTCCATGTTCATGTGGTGGTTCAATTTCATTCTCTATCTCTCCCTTTATCATCTCCAATTCTGCTTTATGCTCTTGGTCTTTTTTGGTGAGTAGGTTTGAGATATATGATTTAATTTTATTTTCATCAGCTCCATCGTAGTGATCATAATCATTAACACTAAATTCATAATTTTCCCATTTTTTATCAAATTCTTCAATCCAATTATTGTTTTCCATATATTTTATTTAATCAACTACATCTCAATCTCTTGAGTGATTGTTTTAATAACTTTTAATCCGTTGTCTTTACAGATTTTTATAGCTTGCTCGAGACTAAGTGTATTAGTAACATTGCGAGACCAGAACGAATGCTTAGCACGCCAGTCATCACCAAGGTTGTCATTAGCATAGCAGTACCAAACGCCACCATAACAGTCCACGTTCGCGTTCCACTTGGAACCATCATGCTCTACATATCCAATAATATTTGAATATCCATTATTAAGTAGTCCACTATCTTTTCTTTCTGTTAAGTCGATAATTACAGCAAGCACATCATCTTTTGACATTATTCCAGTAGTTTTAATTATTTCATAATCATTTGTATCTTTTTTAAGAATTGTTTTGTACATTTTATGTATGTTTTTACTTGGAGTTATACCATCAAAAACATTAATAAAAGACTTTGATAAGATGTATTTATTTTTATCCCAAGCTCTAAATTTTATTTCACGCATAAATTTAATTACTTAATCCAATAATAATACGAGCCATGATATAGATAGTACCCATAGATCCAAAGATAAGTAGTACATTGAATATTTTATCTACTAGGGTATCTATCTTTTGAGTATCTATTTCTGATAGGAAGTTTTCTTGTGCGAGTTTTTCAAGGTTGTTTTTCATATATTTGTAAGTAACATTGATTAGCTGTTACATTATTAGTGTATCAGTATATAACACTACATGCAAGAAAGTTATCAACAGTTTTGCAATAAGATATATTAGTTAGGTAGTGTCAAGTTTAGCTTTTCTGCTAGTGCTTCGATCAAGTCTCTAGATGTTACTTCACGTCCTAGCTTTTGTTCAATAATTTGTAACTCATTTTGTCCTTCAACAGTTCGGAAGTATATTTGTTTTCGTCCTCCGTATATTTTATATTTATTCATAGTATTCTTTTAGAAATGCTTTTCCATCTATTATCTCGACTTTAGTTTTTAATTCAGGTACTTTTTCATAAGAGTACATAGCGAGACCTTTTGCATGTTTACCATCATAATAATCTACATTGATTATTTTATCTTCTGCTAAATCTCTTAAATCACGTCCAACTGTTTCCGCACTCCAATCTTCTGCCACTGCATAAAGATGGACTTTCTTATGCCATTTTTTTGGGTTTTCTTTTAGGTATTGTAGTAAAACTTCTTTACAAGTCATATGTTTTATCCAGTGTCCATATCTGTATCCATGTATGCTCCACGAAGTCGTTTTCATTGTGATAAATATTCCTTTACCATGATTATTTATTTATCCTTCATGCGATTATCACAGAGTGATTTACTCTAGATACAGGTACGGACACTGGATTGTGTCTAGTTTAATTTTTTAATATATTCTATTTTTTGATACCAGCCGTAATATACATTATCTTTTTCAATAAAAATGGTTATTGACTTATCTTCAACGATTTTTAGTTTACCAAGATATATTTGCCCACCATGTTTTTTACAGTTTCCATTACCACACATTTTATATTCTTTTACTTTGATACATACAGCATCTCCTTTTTTTAGTCGTTCTGTTTGTTTTTTAAATTCGTGTAGTTTCATATGTTTTTTCAAGACTATCAAGATATTCATCTGTAGTTTCTCGAGATGGGAAATGTATAAATACTCCTGTTGTTTCTGATACTGCTTTTATGAGTTCTTCCCATACTTCATCTACTTCATCAGAATTCAGATCAGAAGTACTTTCAATATCATATTTTGCATGAGCTATTGCCCTGAATACATCTTTTATGTTGTTACTCGTAGGGCGTACTTCAATATGTTTTATAAGTACATTGAGAGGTATACCATATTCGATGAGTACATTTGCAATATCTTGGAAACCTTTATGGTACGACTTTTGTTGTAGTCTTGTTTGAGGTTTCTTTTTCATACTAGTCAAAGAAACTTGCAACAGCTAGTAATATCGATAATAAAATTGGTATCACTACAGTAACAAATAATATAGCTCCTACTATTGTCCAAAACATATAATTAAAATGGAATCGAGTTAGGATCATCATAGTCGATACTTGATACTACAGGAACTCCTAGCTCTACTTCAGTTGGATAACCTTCTTGTAATGGTGAGTTTGTTTTTTGCAAGAGTGACTCTGCCATCTTTAGGAGTTTTTTATAATCACTTTCTTTAATGAGTACATACCCATCAAATACTTTTCCTTCATATTCACGCTCGTTGTTGAGCATACCTGATAGGTATTTTCCATTCTGACCTTCTCGAGTCCACATACTACCAACATTGATAGATTTACTATAAGTTCCATCGGGTAGTTTGGTGTTAGCAGTAATGTCATGAGTAGGTTTCTTTTCATCTCCTCCGTTATCTTTTTTAAAGATTGTAATGTTTTTGTATGTTTGCATAAAATTTAAAATGGTTCTTCATCTTGGTTTATAATTTTCTCACCTTTACCATGAGTGTTTGTACTATCAGAGTCTTTTGTATCATCAATACAGAATAATCCGTTGAGTGCATATTTGCGAGCATATGATGATGTACTTCCTGTAAGCTGGCTATCATTCATACCTTTTTGCTCTTCTGCTTCACGAGCGAAAGCTGTTGTACTTTCTACTTCATCACCATGTTTAAGAGTTGCCGTAGCTTTTACATAGTTATGATTTCCGATGTTTACTACCTCATCAGATATAGTTAAAACCGCTTCTCCTAAGAGAGGTTTAACTGCTTCAAGGATATCTTCACAGTTTCGATAGTTATATTTACCGAAAGAGTTGAATTGATTTTTGGGAGCCTTTAGTTCTTTTTGGATCTTATTTAATATCTTCATATTGTTTTAGTTTAGCTAGTAATGAACGCATTGTGTTTACTGAGAATTGAGAGCGAGGACATTTACCAGAAAGACTCTCGTCAATCATGATGTTAAGCTCTTCGATGAGCCATGTTATTTCTTGTGATGATAGTTCCATATTAGTTCATATAACGACTTACTACTGGTAAAAATTTTTCTGGTACATCTTCATATGTATACTCACCATATTCATTTTCAAAACGAATATAATAAGTGTTATAATTCTCGTCATAGTTTACTTCTTTTCCTAAACCGATATACTCACCAAATTCTTCTGATAAGTCATCTAAATGTTGTGATGTGATTGACATATATTTTATATTCAGATTGATTAGCTTCTGATACTTATATACTAGCATTATATGTTTATACATGCAAGCTATTCTATAAATAGAATACAGTTTATTTATTTGTCAATTCTTTATTGTTCTCACGTATAAAATTTCTTCGTTCTTGTCTTTTAGTATATTCAGTGTATACATCTTTAGTGAGGCTTTTAGGGTTCATGTATTCAATAAGGTCTAGTTGTTTTTCTTTTGTCATATTTTTATTTTTAATTAAACCATTCTATTGTTGTTTTTCCATTAAATCCTTTTTGCCATACAAACCAAGCGTACGCAACAGCACTACCTCCCCCTTCTTTCATACTTTTAAAGTCTGCGTTCTTAGCACATAATAATCTACTACTTGAAACATAAATTATCTTGGGGGGATTTTTTTTAAATAAAACTTTTCTTGCTTTTCCTTCTAAGAATTGAATTTTTAGAAACATTGCTACTTTGTTACCATCTGGAATAATTTCTATACTTTTTTCAATAAATTCTTTTGCGAACTTATATGGTGGATTTGTAATAATATCACCATTCCATGAATTATTATATTCTAGAAAATTTACGTTTCCTTCTCCATATCCTCTATCAATAAGATCACTGCTATAAACATTATATCCTTGTTTTATCAATTCATTAGATAAATGACCTTCACCACAAGCATTCTCCCAAATATTTTTATCAAACTTTTCTAATTGACAAAGTAGCTCTACCGCTTTTGGTTCTGTAGCATAAAAGTCATTTTCTTCTCTTTCTTTTTCAGTATGATTCGATGCTCCTAATGTTTTATATATACTATTTTTGTTTCCAGTCCAGTCTTTGTTTAATATATTATCTTGCTCTTTTGTCATAGTTTTAATTATTTATTTTTTCTTTAAATCCACCAAAGAAACGCTTACCAAAACTTCCATTTCTTTTCTTGTAATCTTTACATTCAGAAAAAAATTGATAGAGTTCATCGTTTGATTTTAGTATACCCAATTTAATTGCTATATACCTTGATGTCAATGGTTTCATTTTTTCTTGTGTTCGCTCTTGGTTTATTTCATCTACAAATTGTTTAATAATGCTCTGCCTTTCGTTTGTTATTCCTCTGTTTGTTTTTTCTTTTTTTTCTGATTTCTTTATTCTCGCTAATAGATCACCTATTATTAAAGTATTTTTTATAGGTTCATATTCTTCAAATATATGTGCTTCGATTATTTTTTTCATATTAGAAAGGTCGTGATATTATTCTAGTAGTTATATTCCATGCAAGCATTTCCAATGTGTCTTTTTTGATTTTTAAATCGTTTTCTTGATTATCAAATAATAAACTTTCAAGAACTTCTTTTTTCATATAATCAAATCTTTTTTTATTTATAAAATCTAGTTTACCATTTATATTTGGATATTTCATATTTTTACTTTGTAATTATGTAAGACTGCTTATAATCATTATGGTGATAACGTAACCAGAATTTAATCATTCCATCATTGTCTGCCATAATTTTTTGGATAACTTTATTTTCACAAATATCATTCATTGCATTAATTGCATCTTTTCTAGCTTGTTTTAAATTTTCTGCAAATTCATCATCTTCTTCAATCCATCTATAAATCGTTTGTCGAGATAAATCTAATTTATCGCAAACTGCCTTTATTGTTAATTCATTTTGAATTTCTTTAATAACATCTTCTTTTTGATATGTTTTCATATTATTTATTTACTAATTCTAATAAAAACTTATTCCATGATACATTGCCACGTTTCTTTTGTAACTTTTCCCATGTTTCATTATGTACTCTAACAGTTTTTACACTGTAACTTTGTTTTTCTTTTTGTTCTTTCATGTATTACTATATTGTATTACTAAACACCAACCGCACAGAACATTTCAATCTCAATGGTAAAGTTATAATATCTATTACCTTGATGTGACTTTTATGACTTGTTAGGGTCTTGCTGGTCTATATTCTATTAGTAGTTGTAAAGATAACTTTACCACGTCGATCGTTAATGACTGTTACACTTGCCCTATACCTTTTTGTGTCCGTATAGTCTCCTGTGTGGAGTTGGTTAGACATTACTGAAATGAGTTTAAATAAAAAACTCCTTTCAGCGGTACCCGAAGCGTTAGCTTCAGAAACCTCTGAGAAGAGTGTTTTTGAAGTTCCATTGAGTAGCGCTGGTTAGATACTCTCTAACAAATTAAATATATAACAAACAAAAAAATAATGCAAGAATAAAACTGTGGATAACTTTTTGTAAGCAAAAAAGCACGTCTGCTTCTTTTTTAATAAAATAAAAAAACCCGTGAGAGTTTTCCTATGCCTACCTTTTAGAGAGGTTTTAGGTCTCATAGCTAATCAATGGCGGTAGGCGGTGTTACTTTACACTAAGATAACATTTTTGACAAGTCTTTCCGTTATAAATTTGTGGTACATTCTTACCGCATTTTTTACAACTATATAGATGTTTGTTTAATTTCAATTTCACATCTTGGGTTTTCTTTTGAGATACCGCCATATTCTAAAATAAGTTTTGGAACAACTTCATAATTATCGTCTAATAATATACCAGCATCGACAAGCAAGTCCATTATGCTTTCTGCTTTGTTAGAAAGGTCGAATTTACGCTTGTTTTCGCTGTAGAAGGTCAATCGTACTACTTCAACATTTTCACTCAATCTAGGTGCATTTTTGAGCGTTTGGAGTGATATTTTATGCCACTCTGCATAATCTTTTGAAGATATTATCAACGGCTTACCACGAACATAGATAATTTGCTTACTATTCTTCTTTGATGGTGTTCTTCCATGCACCACCAAATTTATTGTTGAGCCTATTTCTTTCATGATTATAGTTTATTGCTTTTGAATAATAATTTACCTGTACATCGTTTGCTCTATTCCACATAATCCAATCCAACCTTTCTTTAAATTCCTTATTTCTGGCTTGATCATGGCACGGAATACATAAAGGTAAGATACAGAACTCTTCATTTTCTTGACGACTTTTATATATGAGGTTGTGATGCCACTGAACTCCTTTATTTTTACACACACAACATTGTTCGTAAAACTTTTTAGATGCAAGTTTGTTGCGTAGAGAAATTGGTATTGGTCGCATATTTTTATTATATAATTATATTTGAGATTATACAAGTGTTGCCTATCATGGACTCGAACCACGATAATCAGTACCAAAAACTGATGTCCTGCCTTTAGACGAATAGGCATATATCACCAACCGTTTCATATCTAGTCTATACATCAATATAAAACTTCAGCCTACTGTGGTGCAACTCACATCTCAGTGAGCGTCAGTAATTCGTCCATAGGCACGCGGTCGAGTTACTCTAGCCTTGTAATGCAGTGTATAGCACCGCTACTAGCATGTTTTTTTAAATTATAACATTATATAAAATGCTTGCAAGTATTATTATATCATGCTATACTGATACTGCACTTATATAGTGACTAACCTCGGAAGCGAGAAATAAACACTATTCATGAATAATCAAAACACCCTGGCTCGCGGCACTGGTGTTTTTGTTTACACGTGATATAATAAAAGAAAACACTATGGAACCTAAAAGTATCTTTTATTGTCTTTCATGTAAGGATAATAAATATGGTGAAATTCTTTCTAACAACAGTGGCAGTAGAAAAGTAATACTTACTTGGAGATGCTCATGCTGTGCCCATGTAACAGAAGAGATAATCACAAGGAAACAATACATTTCTCGCCAGTAATACGTCACACTAGATCAGAAATGATGCTGTCAATCCGCTTCGGTGTGGAGTGTGACACTAAAATTTAAACACGATGGAGTCATACTTAGCATTTCTCGTTGTACTGTTCGTACTCTTAGGAGCATTACGAAGTACAAAAAAAGCACCCAATAACGGGTGACTTTTTTATTATACAGAACACTTGGTTGTAAAGTGTTGTTTAAGCTGTCTAGAATAGAATGAATAAGTACCTCCATTCTTGATTGTTCTATATGCCGTCCATTCGTTTCCTTTCCCATTTGCTATAGCCCATGTGGCAAGTTTTGCTTGGTCATATGGTGAATTTCTATCTAATTTTTCTCCATACTCCTTACTATGACGCTCCCATGTAGGCTTTTGATACTGGAATACTCCAATACTTCTTCCACCATCTGAAATAGTATTTTGTTTACCATTACTTTCACATCGCATTACTGCAAGAGCCAGTTTTGGATCTAAACCATTTTCAATAGCAAAGTAATTTACTATTTCCTTGATAGGTTGCTCTCGTATGTCGAGAGATACTTCTGGCTTTGGAGCTTGTGCTTTTGCATTAGGTATAAATAACAAGAGCCAAATCAGAAATAATATAAAGATTATAAGTTTTGTGTTTCGTTCCATAATACCCTAGTTACGCTCTAGGAACGACATGACTGGAAAAGGTATAATTACCTGATAGTAGTATAGCATTTTTAGCAATAATTTTATAAAAGTTATCCACAGTTACAAAAACACCGCATGAGTTCGGTGTTTTGTCTAGTATACTATTTCTTTTTCTTCTTAGCAACAGGTTTAGATGCTGTAACTACTTCTAGTGTTCCAAGTTCTGTATTAAGGAATTTAGAAACTTCACCTGCGATAAGCCCGAGAGCTATAGTAACATAAGCAGGAAATCCAAACCCTGTAAGGTTTTGAGTTACATAATCTGCGAGGATAACTGCTACCATCATTCCAAGTCGCCAAGCGAATGATTTAAAACGATTTAAAACTTTTTGATTCATATATTTTTTAATTAATTATTTATAATAATGCCAAATTACATTCTGAGCTTTCTTCTTATCGATATCTGCGTGTATGAATGTCTCACCGATACCAAGACGAGTAAAGCCAACAGTAACAAGTGCATTGAGTATCTTGAAACGTGCTTCACTTGTTGTACTTGCAATATCAACTGCAAGACCTGATAAGTGAGCAGAGTCTTCAACTCCTCCTGCGTTTGTATTCTGGTCTTTTGTTCGTTTACCTGATGTTATCTTAAATGGAACACCAGCTATTTCACGGGCTTTGTCTAACATTTTTACAAGATCAGGATTTAATCCAACTACTTCTTTTTCTGAGAAATATTTATACTTAGCTTTTGCTTCTTCGATGACACTATTAGGGATATCAGTGAATACCATTGCATCGTACATAAGTCCCTTAAAGTCTTTTGAACTGAATGTTGATTTTCCTTTATCTCCCCAAGTATCATTCCAAGAGTTAAGGTAGTAGAACTTTGTATAAGTTCCCATATCCTCATATCCGTACAATAAGATATAATGCTGACCATTGGTTGTACCAGGCTTAATTTCCTTCATAGTTATCTCTCCACATCCGATAGTAATTGTTATCACTCCGTTTGCGTAGATAGCTTGTTTGAGAGAAGTATCATCAACTGGTACTGAAACATATCCTGAAGTTTTATATATCTTAGCACTGTCTATGACAGCTTTTGTTTCTGTTACTTTAATGTAGTCTTCATGAGACAATGTTGTATCATTCTTTACAAGTGTTTCAGAGCAACATCCTTTATTAGTAGATACTGAACCTGCTACACGAGGAAATGTTCCTTGTTGTGCTAACCCATCTATCTTCTTTGCCATTGCGTAAATGTATCGTGGAGATAGATAAATATACTTACCTGTTTCTTTAAAGTTTTGATACGCCATCATTGATGCTACTGCATGACCTACACAAGCTCCTATTTGTTTCTGATCTAAAACAGGAAGCATGGAGATATCGGTGATATGTTTAGAAGGTATCACCATCGGTGCCTGTACCATAGCTATGGTAACATCACGGTTGTCTATTGGATTTTTTAAAGCCCCTGTGGGGTAAATAATTTTTTTTGTTTTTTTCATATAATTATGCAACATTTTCAGAATTAATATTTTTCGGAATAGTTACTTTTGGTTTTTTTGTTAAAATTAGATCCTTTTTCTGTTTTTTTACAAATTCTAAGTATTTCTTTTTTGGTGA